ACACTGTTTAACTCCTTTACATCGTCATAAATTGTAACCCACGGCCAGTGCTTTCGTAAAACTTTTTGACAATATGGGTCAAAGTCACAAAATGCTACGGTCTCAAAATAATCTGTAGCTTCTAATCCTAAACTAAATCCTCCTATACCTGAAAACAAATCTAAATGATTAAGTTTTTTCATCTGGTATAAATATTGGACTATGTCCACCCTTAGCTGCTAACTCTGACTCTATGTAATCAAGCGTAGGATCTTTTCTAACTTTGTGACCTTCATAAAGTTTATCCATAATTTGATTAGGAGTTAACATCTCATGTGTTCTATCAGAAAAAACTACAACATAGACATGTGTCTCACTTGTCTTTGTCATAACTTTCCATCTTTTAAATCTATGGATAGTTTTACCATAAGACTTTGAAATATATTCTTCCATCTTATGTTTACCTAACAATCTTTCTTCTCCGCCCTGCAATGTTGTTTTCCAAATAGGTTGCTCATGCATGCCAGTTCCAGGATTTACTGCGCCTTCTTCTAATTGTTCTAATGATATAATTAATTTAGACATCGCTTATTTTTCTTTTACCTCCTTTCTTACTTTGTTCTACCAATTTATATTTGATTTTAGGTAAAAAGATTTTTACCAGTGGATTTCTAAGATTGTTTCTACCAAACAATGACATATCTAAATGATTACACATGATATCAAATTCTGTTTTGTCTAAATCAATCCTTACATAAGATCTTTTCATTCTAGATTCTCCTTATGTTTTATAATTTATCCCATAAATTTATGGAATGCAAGACTAATCTGCGGGTGTTACATCAATAACATCAGTATTGATACTAAATTGTTTCTCTATTTCTTTAAGTTTTTCTTCGACTTCAGACTTTGTAAGTTGATCTATGGATCCTGTAAGTATTTCTTTTCTGTCAATATAGAGTCCTGCTGCCTGGCCTCTGGACTTTTCAGCTGCAACAGCCGCTGCCCAATTACCAGCTTCTTCAGCACCTCTGGATAAATCATCTAATCTTTTAATGTGTCTAGAATAGCTTACTTTGTATTTTTCTTGCCATTCTCTACGTAATCTTTCAATCTCTTCTACAACTAAAGGAAATATCTTAGGATTCTGTAAGTTTGCAGCTTGTTGTTGTGCAGATGCCTCTGAAAAACCAGCTTCTATTGCACATTCTTTCGCAGATAATCTGTCGCCTTTTGATACTAATAAAAGTGCAAACTTATGTTGTTTTGTTGTTAGCTTTCTTACGTTGCCCATTTTAATTCTTCATAAAGATGTTTAATATATACAATATTATTAATAAAAACCATTATTTTTCTTGCAAGGCATGTATAGTAAAAGTTACCAAGTAACCTATAAGTTACCTATAAGTTACCTAATGAATACAGTAAAATCAATAACTTAATACAAAAGTAACCTCAGTAACCTTATATTTTAATAATTATTGTAAAACTAAAATAAAAATATATTCTATACAACTATATGCCAATATCACGTGCACAAATGCCAAAACAGCTTACTGGTGGTAAACGTAAAAAGAAACTAAAACGCCAGGCGGCTATTGCTATCAATATGAAAAAACGTGGTGTAAAACCAAAAGGTAAATGAAACCACCAAAAAGACCTGATGTAATAGAAATAGGGCCATTTAAAGTCCATTTAAAGCTTGTCAGCCACGATTTAGCCTACGAAGTAGGTGAACAGCAAGGCTCTTTTCATTCTAAACCACCTCTTACAATTGTTCTTGATGAAAACATCATGTTATTAGAAAATGAAAACACATTTAATTTACTCGTGCATGAATTATTTCATTGTTGTTATTATCAATATAATTTAGAAAAGGCTAGTGAAGAAGAAAACATAGTAAATGCTTATGCTAATTTTGTCACAGAGCTATTTACTAGAAGTAATATAAAAGATTATTTGATATATTTAACAAGAAACAAAATTAATTAATGATAAAATTTTTCTTAGTCGGAGTATTCTGTTTAACTGGACCTAACATGGATTGTCAAAGGGTTGCTAGCACTATGTATTATCACACACAAGAACAATGTTTAATAGCTGCGTACAATTTTGATCAAGTAATGAAGGCAAGATATCCTAATTCAAAAACAAGTATGAATTGTGTTGATGCTTTTCCTATTCCTGCGAGTCCCGGTGCTGAGATATAAGTTTATCTAAATACCACCTGGCTTTTTTTAAATCTTCTAATCCATTCTTAAACTTATGTCTTACGACATACTTAACAATATTTCCAGAAAAATAATCTAATTTAAACTCTGATATAAAATCAGATACTTGTATCTTTGCACCCACATAATAAGTAGGATTAATATTATCCTTTTGTTTTTTCTTCTCCGTCATCGCATTCGCATTTTTTCTCTTGTTGAAGTTCCAAATTAACCTTACGAAGAAACTTATTTATTTCTATTTGATCTTTTAACTTGTCCGTGAGCCGTGCTACTTGCTCCCTTAACTTTTTAACTTCTTCTTCCATTATTTAAACCTATCCTTATGAATCGTAAACTGTCGGTGACCAATCACATACACCATTACGCCAACAAATATTATTAGCAATGTATTCAATATTAATAATCCTAAAATCATTTGCGCCTCCTATTTTTATATCTACTAGATCTACGCTTTCTTTTCTTAGATCCTAACTTTCTTCTACCCTTATGGAACCCTGCTCTTCCTGTATGTCCCACTATTTATCTATACCTTTACCAACATCTTGTCCAGGAACCTTGGATCGTAGGTGTATATTAAATGCCATAGATCTACGCTCCCCTTCACTACGAAACGGATAGACCTGGTGTAATAACCAACTAGGAAATAAATACAAATCACCTATCGTAGGTTTACACATCCATGAATGTTTACTAAATGTATTTGGCACACTACCAACAAACTCTAAACAACCAACACTAGGATAATGATCTTCTCTTCGATATTCTTCTTCGTAGTTAGGTGGTAACTTTAAAAACAAAACACCTGACAGCTGCGAATCATGTATATGAACAGGATTAAAGTCACCTGCGTACTGACTAACAACCCATGACGTATAAGTCATGTTAGTATTTTCTGGATTAAATTGATTACCGACAGTCTTCATGATATACTCCGTCACCAATTTATTTACAATTGTTTCTAAGGACTTTACTTCACCTAACGATAACGCTACTTCTTTCTTTACATTACCAGCCAGGTTAGCGCTATAATCTAAATCTTTTGATCTTTTATCATCATCAAGTATCGCATTAGCTTTGTTATTGATAATGTCTATTATATTTTGTGGCACAGAACTTTTCATGACCCGTGGTCCGAAAGGCGTGTACAAGTCATAACTAATCTGTTGCTCTCTAACTTTTTCTGTCGTCATATATTCTCCTTGTAAGGTGGGGGATAAAGCACATCAAAAACTTTACCCCCCAAGGTCATGTAATGAGCCTGTCTCTCCAGGCCGTCACACCACTTCCTGCCCTTCTCGGGTAAGGATTGGATACTAGTCTCAATGAGTTTTGCGAAGATATATGAAAAGGAGTATCCACTCATTCTAGGTGTCAGATGAACCCCCTTCGCTGTGGGGATTAGGTCTAAGGACTATTTCTTTTATAGTCACGTCCTTAATCTCAAATTCAGTAAACGGAGGTATCGGCTTATGTTGAGGAGACCCAGGAGGAAAGTATAGTAGTTGTTTCCAATCCCTCTCGTTTACTTTTTCTTGCACACGTTTGACGGCCTCCTCTAACGTATCATGCAAAACTTTATAATGTATTGTCTGCGTCTGTTGAACCGCTACATCAAAATATTTGGGAATGTTGATAATATTATCAACTTTAACATCATTTTTTTCTTGTTTTAAGACCTTTACAGCAGCTTGTAGACTCTCGTCTGCATGATCGGTCTCAACATATTTTATTAATATCTTAATTGCTTCGTCTTTTGTCATTCTTTTTTCTCCTGTACTAAAACACCCACACCAGATACAAGACATCCCTGCATGATCTGGACAAAAACATTGTGGGCATAAATCATGTGTCAATATTTTTCTTCTTACATTCTTTCATAGTTAAATATTCTATGACTTTACCTACTGAGCGAAACTCATCTTCGCCTAGTTTTTTTAATAACTTCCAAATAGATAGCTTTACTGCTACCGATTTATATTTCAAAGCATCCATACTTCTTTCTCCTAAAATAATAAGGTCAATACAGCTATTACTATTAGTATTTGTTTCCAAAAAATGGCTAGAAATACTACTAAAATAAATATATTTAACCAATGTATACCCATAATTTACCTAATTATATGGGATTTGTCAATGAATTGTAGGACTAACATCAAAATCTTCCTCAAAAACAATGGTTTTTTCTATGGTAAATTCTGTACCACAATTAGGACAGGAGTATAATTTTTTACCATCTTCTTCTTTACCCTGATCTACAGGCACTATAATCTCTTTACAATTATAACACTCTGCGTCTAATACAGTTAACTTTTTATCTTTCCCCATGATTTACCTATCTTTGGATCAACTTTACTAGGAACCTCTAACTCAATACAGTTTTCCATAATCTCTTTGATCATATTGATTTGTTTTTCATCAAGACATGAACAATTCAATTCATCATGTACTTGTATGTGTGGTATTATACCAGCTTTGTATACTTCTATCATTGCTTTTTTAGTTTGATCAGCTGCACTACCTTGTATCAATTTATTTAAAGCTTTGTAAATAAATGCTCTTTTAAGATTAGATCCATACTTTCTTACAGCTTCATCTCTTGGTAATGCTTTGTGTACACCCCATTTAGTAGGCTCCCATAAATCAAAATGACAGATACGACCTAATATTGTTCTTACCTGGCCATTATCATTAGCTGATTTACTTGCTAAACTCATTAATTGTTTAACAAAAGGCACACGACTATGATATTTTTCAAATAATTTTTTAGTATCATCTTCATCTAATCCTAATTCACTACCTAATTTTTTTTGACCCATACCATAAAACAAACCTAAGTTCATTGTTTTTGCTGTTTTACGATCTATTACAGCCATGTCAGCAGCTATTTGATGAAAGTCTGTGTCAGGATTATCCTGATAAGAATGTACAAACTCATCTGCACCCTCTAGTCCACCATGCGTTAATGCTGCAAAGTGCACAACTAGTCTTGGCTCTTGTTGTGAATAATCAAAACTACCCCATGAATGTCCTTCTTCTGGTATAAATAAAGATCTTATCATAGGACCTATCTTTTGATTTCTTGCTGGTATTTGTTGTAAGTTAGGATTTGACATACTGAGTCTTCCTGTAATCGTTCCACCTTGATCTGATTTCAATTGATTAATCTCACCGTGAATACGACCATTGTGTTCGTGTTTAAGTAATGAATCAATAAAAGTAGACCTGGCTTTAAATAATTCCCTTGATTCTACTATCTTTTTTGACAAAGGATCTTCTAATGTTGCTAGAAAATTTTTATCAAAACTAGGCAATCCAGTAGGTGTTTTATTGTATGGTATCTTTTTTATATCAAATGCCTTTGCTACAGAGCTAGGTGCAAACACTTCTACTTCAAAACCCACATCTTTTTTTATTTCTGATAATAATTTT